AATTATTCTAGAGGAACAGGAAGTATCTAAACCAACTTCTGATTACACCTCTATTAATGCTCTAGTTGAAGCTTTCAACACTAAGAAGTAATTAGAATAATTAATTTGGTTTTTAAATTAAATTTTTAATTAAATAATAAGGAGATCCATAATGGATAACTATACAAGACTAGTGGAAAAGTGGGAGCCTATCTTAGCGCACGAATCTTTTTCACCAATTACTGATAATCACAGGAGAGCAGTTACAGCTACTATCCTGGAAAATACAGAACGTGCACTTGCAGAGACTGGTGACTTATCAGCAAACATGACTTCATTGCTTTCAGAAGCACCTGCTAACGACGCCGGAACCGGTGGATTTGGTGGTGGTTCAACTGCAACAGGTCCTACTGCTGGTTACGATCCTATTCTTATCTCATTGGTAAGACGTGCTGTTCCTAACATGATCGCATACGACATCTGTGGTGTTCAGCCGATGACTGGTCCTACAGGACTTATCTTCGCAATGCGTGCTAAGTACGGTACACAAGCAGGCGATGAAGCTTTATTCAACGAAGCTGATACTGACTTTTCTGGTGACGGAACTCATGCTAATACTTTACCTGGTGGCGCTGTCACTACTGGTACAGGTATGGGAACAACTGAAGCTGAAGCCTTAGGCGACGGTGGCGGTACTAACTATGCAGAAATGGCCTTCTCAATCGAGAAAGTAACTGTTGCTGCTAAGACTCGTGCTTTAAAAGCAGAATACACAACTGAGCTTGCTCAGGACCTTAAAGCTGTTCACGGCTTAGACGCTGAGACTGAATTGGCTAACATTCTTCAAACTGAGATCTTAACTGAAATCAACCGTGAAGTTGTTAGAACAATTTATTCTACTGCTGTTGTTGGTGCTGCTGCAGCTGCAACTCCGGGTACATTCGACTTAGACGTTGATGCAAACGGTCGTTGGTCTGTTGAGAAGTTCAAAGGCTTAATGTTCCAAATCGAGCAAGAAGCTAATGCAATTGCTAAAGAAACTCGTAGAGGAAAAGGTAACGTTGTTATTTGTTCTTCTGACGTTGCTTCTGCTTTACAAATGGCTGGTGTACTTGATTACACACCTGCTCTAAACTCTAATACATTGGAAGTTGATGATACTGGTAATACTTTTGCTGGTGTTCTTAACGGTAGATTCCGTGTATACGTTGATCCTTTTGCTGGCGCAAACTACTTAGTAGTTGGCTACAAAGGTTCATCTGCATTTGATGCAGGTTTATTCTACTGCCCATACGTACCTTTACAAATGGTTCGTGCGGTTGGTGAGAATAGCTTCCAACCAAAAATTGGTTTCAAAACCCGTTATGGTATGGTTGCGAATCCTTTTGCACAAGGTGCAACTCAAGGTTCAGGAGCACTTACTGCTGACGTTAACAAGTACTACAGAAAAGTTACTATTTCTAACTTATTCTAAGTCTCGTTAAAATAAAAAGAGTTTAGGTCAACTAAACCACTTTGAGGCAACCCTTCGGGGTTGCCTTTTTTTGTCTTAAGAAAAGTGTAACAGAATCTTAACAGAAAATTAACAGAACGTTAATATTATAATCACTCCTTTACCGATATATAAAATGGTATAGACAATAACGTTTATATGTTTACGAGCGACGGGGTAAAGCCGTCAAGTAAAGGAGAATAATAATGAAGAACGTTTTACTTGCTCTTGTGGCAAGTGTTATGTTATGGGCGGATGTATCCTCAGCGGATATTTCAGAACATAACTATAAAGTAAAGAAAGACGATTGGACATATACGTATCGACATAGAGAAGGTACATGGCATACTGAAATTGGAAACAAAGTTAAAGATATCAGTGTTATGTATCGGTTCGCAGAATTAAATGGTACAACAGAAAATCGTATTAAATTCACTCACAATTTATTTCAACATAAATTCCTCAAGCTCGACCATCGTATCGAGTATCGTCACTTCGACAACAAAGAATCCCATTGGCGTTATCGTTTTATATTATCAGCAGAACATAAAATCTCTGATAACGTATCTCTATGGGCAAAGATCCAACCACGTGTTAGTTTTAAAAATGAAACACAATTTGATTCGCGTGACCAATTCGGTTTAAAGTTCAAGTATGGTAAATTAAGTATATCACCTTTTATAGAAAGAGGTGGTACTGAAGATTATCGTTACAAGCAAACCGTTGTCGGCACGCATTTAAAGTATAAGATATAGGAGTATCTATTATGGAAATGTTAACTCTATGGAGCGCAGTCGGGTTCTTATTCGCGGCATATGCTGTAATTGCCAATGATTCAGTACAAACTCTCGGTACTTGGATGGCATCTAATAATGAGAGATTCAATTACAAAACATTATGGGCAGCCGCAAGTGGTGTATTGTTATGTACCTTATGGTATGGTTGGACAGTGAACGGAGGTGATATCAGTTATGGAAGATTGAATAAAATTCCATGGCAAGAAATACAATGGTATCATGCAGCAGCACCTGCTATTCTTGTATTCTTAACTCGAGTCGGTGTACCTGTTTCTACTTCATTCTTGGTCTTATCTGTATTTGCTTCGACCTTTGTGTTAGAAAAAATGTTGATGAAATCAATTATGGGTTACGGTGTAGCAGCAGGATTTGCTTACGCAATATGGTTTGCTATTACAAAATACTTTGGAAAATGGTTTGATGAAACTCAACCCGTAAGTCAAGACAATAAAAAGTATTGGAGAGTGGCACAGTGGTTTGCTACAGGTGGATTATGGTGGACTTGGTTATCACATGATATGGCAAACATTGCTGTATTCTTACCTCGCGTAGTCCCTGTAGACTTGATGATAATGGTTTCTGCAGTATTTGTTATTGGTCTATTCTTTATGTTCCGAGAACGAGGTGGTAAGATCCAACAAATTGTATTAGAGAAACATAATACGAGATATGTTCGTTCAGCAACATTGATTGATGCATTCTATTGGTTGTGCTTATTTGTATTCAAAGAAATGAATGATATTCCTATGAGTACCACTTGGGTGTTTGTTGGTTTGTTAGCAGGACGTGAATTAGCAATGGCAACTTATTTTGGTAAAAAGAAATCAAAATCAGTGTTCCCATTAGTTGCTAAGGATTTTGGAAAAATGATGGTGGGACTTGGAGCTTCAGTTGCTCTTGTTCTATTTGTTCATTACGTTATAAATCCGGTATAACTGAGAAGGGACCTTCGGGTCCCTTTTTTAATATACGAAGTTAGTCCAAGGTTCATAACAACCTTGAACACCGATAGCAGAGTTATCACAACCTCTTGCATCGTCAAAGATCTCTAAACCGATTTCATCGAACTCAGAAAGATTTATAGTAACCTCAGAATAAGGTCCATCATAATCAAAGTCAACAGAGAGAGGTTTAACAACAATACTATCTTCTTTAAAATCTTTAATGATAGCAACAACTCTCTTACCTTCAAATTTATATTGGCACTGCTCGAATCCATCAAAACCAAGTGCGACCCAATTAGCAAATAAAGTCTTTTTCATAATAGCTCCTATTGTGGTCCGTCAGGTAAGGCGTCAAACCTTTCCTCAGTAATCCTAATTAGAATTTCATCTCTGTCATCATCGGCGTGTAAACCTGTTTCAATGACAACATCTATAATGTCGTTTTCTAAAAGACCTTTAGAATCCGCGTCAAGAACATCATCATGGATCTTCTCAAGCATTATATCATTTTCTAAACAACTCATAATTAACTCCTTTTTATTTAATATACAACAATTATATTCTATATCATAATGAATGTCAATAGTTTTATGAGAATAAAATGAATTATTTTTTGGAGAAATATGATCTGATTAAAAAGATTCTGGTATAGGCAACAACGGTCATCACTAGAGTGACCAGAGTGCCCAACATGATAGGTTCAGTAATACCTAAACGGTCTATATAGATATACAGTAAAAAGAGATTGAGAGGATAATTGATTGCCAATCCAGTGGCTATTTGAAAGGAAGTTTCTCTGTGGATTTGTTTAGTTTCTGGTTTCATAATAATCGTGAACCGAGTTCTTGTCCCAGTTCTTTGTATTTTGATGGTTCTCCAATAACGATTCCCATCTTGTCTGTTTCAAAATTCTTTGCGATTATGCGTATGTTATCACCATCGAAATAAGATAGACAACCTATAGGCGTATGGCAATCTCCGTTAACTGTTTCTAACATAGATCTTTCAGCCATAACACAATACCAAGTATCCCAATGATTATGATAGTGAAGCATTGTATGTAAGTTCTGTTCGCGTACTGTTTCAGGTTTAACGGTTTGTAAGGCAATGACTCCTTGACCTGGAGCAGGCAACATTTCAGCAGTTCCAAATATTCTTGATATCTTATGGTCGTAACCAAGTTCATCAACACCTGCCTTTGCTAGAACGATCGCGTCGTACTCTCCATTCTCTTGTTTCGCTATCCGAGTATCTATATTGCCACGTATTGGAATGATCTGAGAATGAGGATAGATGTCTTGTAGTTGAGCTATTCTACGCGGACTTGATGTTCCAATCGTTCGAGGATTACTATTATTACCTATAAGACAATCTCTAAAATCGTTTCTTTCTAACACACAAGGTATATGTAACCATTCATCGTTATCTCTTGTTAGATCTTTAAACGCATGAACAGCAATATCAATACTACGATCCATTAAAGCTGATTCTATTTCTTTACAAAATACACCTTTACCACCCATCTCTTCAATAGATGTTGTAGGATTTAAATCTGCGTGGGAATCAATAAGTACTCTTTCACCTTCAAGACCAAGTACGGATATTGCTTTGTTAGTGTAGGCTTGAGCAAGAAGTGATTTTCTTGTACCTATTTTTGGTAACATATTATATCCTATTATAAAGAAAGGCCGTTTGACTTGATCTCTTAAAGAGTTAAATAGTGAGTCTTTGAGATTCGTAGTCAAACAGCCTTAAACTGAAATTGGGTCGACTGGCTGGCTTCGGACTTATATCGTACTCGTTAATCTCAGAGTTCCAGGCAGGGTTAGCTTTCGCCTCCTGCTATCTCTCACTAAGAGAATGGATCCTAAACCGCTAAGTTCTTGTGTCGTTATAAATCGCGAAATCTATAACCTATCCCTTTCCGACTGCGGGGTACTACCCTCTTCTGTATCGAGCGTTTCTTCATACACGAGCTCGCCTCAGTCTATATTGATTTGTTCTATCCCACCATATTACCTCATTCCTAAGCGGCCTTCCTCAAGCTGCCGTGTGGGTTGTCCACCTTATGTCTCAGTAGCATCTGTTTGATAAGAACAGCTTTTATTACCACTGAAGTGTCTCTGCCGCGTAGGTAATTGCATTTTACCATTTCTCTTGCGATCAGGGGTGTTTCCCTCAATATACGATTATTATATCATAGTTGACTATAGATGTCAATAGTTTTTATGAAAAAAGTTAAATTAATTTTCTAAGAGATATTCGTGAAAAGAAGTGGTGTCGCCTTCAACACCTTGAACAAGTACAGGAACTCCTGCCTTTTCCATTTTTTCAACAAATACTTTGGCATCTCTTGCTCTCATTTGTCCTTGGTCAATCCTTTCCATTGTAGAAGGTTGAATGATACTAACCCAAAACAATTCAAAGTGATTACTCATACGGAAAGTCCAATATCATGAGATCGTACTACTGATTCAACCAAACGACCGTACTTGTCGTAAGTGTATATAATTTCTGATTGAACTTGGTCATTCACTCTGACTACAGTTTTAACGACTTGCTGTCGGTATTCCATAATCGGTGGAGTGTATGGTACATTATAATTTGCTGAAACTTCAGCTACTTCAGGTATCATCTAAATCATCCTCTTCAGGCCATCTTATCATTTCTTGATCTTTACCACTCCCAACAACTTTAACGAATCCCATTTCTATAAGAGTATCAATCGTGTTTTGTGTAATACGCTTTGTTTCTTTGAACATATTATAGTCGTATTGAAACCAAAACCCAACTGCGGTAAAGACAACTGCAGTGGTGATAAACATCCAGGTGTCCATTATTCGCCGTACCTTGAGAGTACAGCTTCAATGATTTTCTCAGGTGTTGATTGATCTGGATGAACTCTAACAAAATCCTCAGGATCCGATTCGGTCTGAATGAATTTGAATTGAATTGCCATCTCATACAACTGATCTTCAGTCATAGTTGAAAGACATGCAAATATAAGTTCATTTTTATCAATGAATCTCTTATTGGCGTCTTCAAGTAGTTGCTGTGCTAACTTTTCCATATACACTCCTATAGTTACTAATTATAATTAAGCTAATCTCTGACCTTGCCACCAGTCAGGAATCATTCTTTTCGTCCACACCAAATTAAATCTTTCTTCTTTGGTATGGTAAAAAGCACGATACGATTTTACGGCGTCCTCAAATATACACTCAGGATTAGAACCCATTGCTAACTTAAATTTAGTTGGACCTATATCAGGTATATTAGTTGGAACTTGTTTTAATGCTTGTCTTAATTTAGTATCTGTCATGTGGACCTTACCATAACGATAAGTATATTCATCACACAACGCTACAAAGTGTTTATAGTGCCAATCATAATTGGCTTTTGATTCTCTCGTCCAAACTGTGGACGGATGGTTATGATGACAGGCTTTGTAGAGTGTATCTTCTCTGCCGTCTTCAAGGTAATAATATTTTAGCATAGAACCAGACTTTGAAGGTCTACGTTCCATTTTGCCGTCCAACATACGATGAACGGTTGATAGCATTTGAGCAGACTCAATAATCATTTTGACGACATGCTTGTCGCACTGAGATTGAGCCGCTTTGACTGGATCGTTGTCTAAGATAAAAATATTCATTACGTCATTCTCCCGATAATAAAGCCTAGCCAAAATACAAAGATATCAATAAAGAAATGCATAATAAAACTCAATGCGAAAATTTCTTTCCAATGTACTTTACAAATTTTTAACCATTCTGCTATTTTCATATTAGTCTATTATAACAAAGGTTGACACAAATGTCAATAGTCAATTTCATTCCAATCAGTATCATCAGGCATCATTGTCATCTTTCCACCACCTTATCTTTGTATCACGTTCTTGTTCGTACTGTGTGATGATGTCGTCAAACGACCATAGCTCGTGTGTTTCAAAATCATCCAACCAATCACTTAAAGCATTCCAATCTTCAGTTCGCATTGGAGAAACACTGTACTCAGACTTACCACCCCAATGCTCACTTTCATCTAACCCATAGATGTCTATGCGCCCACATGAGTACGACTCTAAGAAGTGTTTGTACTCAGTTTTAGGTAGTATTTTACCTGAAGTTTCTCTGATCTCAAACGGAATATTTCTATCTTCGTACCAACGAGTAGCAACAGGTCCCATCCAGTTTGTGCTGTAACTTACCATTTCACATTAAGCCAATCGGTATCTTCAGGCATTAACTGTACTTGCCCATCAAACTGTTGTTGCTTTATCAACTTATTATAGATGCCAGCATTGTTCATACGTAATCTATAACTGTTTTTACGACAGCGATAGATAGATCCACTGTGACCATGGAACTCATAGTAGTCATCATCTTCTTTAACTTCAGTTATGCCCGAGTTCATTCTCCACATATCACTATCTAAGTAACCACCGCTCCACCCAGCCAAGACTTTGTAGAAAGGGAATGTACCTTTACCTTCTTTGATTTTTAGTACTACCCAGTTATCTGGATTATAATCCACTATCCCACTCTCCAAATATGTTAGGGGCTTGTTCTGCGGCCTGCTCCATATAGTATTGACCTGGGTAATGTCTTAGGCATCGACTTGCTTCTTTTCTTATAGCACTTGGTACTCTAGGAGTCTTCTTTGGATTAAGTAAGTCCAATAGAAACTGTCTAGTGGTATTAACAGCCCATCGGCGTTCGTTAGGCATTGTCATTCAGACATCTCCTCCATCATTTGAAGGATTCGTTCTGACTGTTCTTCAAGAGCAATTGCTTGCGCCAAACATTCATCCATTTGTATCTCAAGCTGGTCTGTCTGAGCCTGAATCTTATCAAAAAAGAAATTGTTCGTATTCGGACTTAGCTGAATACGATCCATCGGAAATTGAATTACATTACTCATTTACTTCTCCTAATTAAGTTCCTAGATCCCAAGTCTTATCGACTTCTTTCATGGTCCATCGGTCAAAGGTTGCGGTACACTCAGTACACTTCCAATACGATACTCCATCGTAACCACCCATGATTTCTATTCCTACAACATTCTTTCCAAAATGCCTTGGAGTTTCAGGCGTACATCCATACATAGCACCTGACTTTTCTGCTTCTTCTTTCGTATTACCTTTACGAAGAAAAAACTCAGTGATTGTTTCTTTCTCTTCCCAATCACACTTACAACTTGGACAGCTTTCTGCACCAGCCATAGTATTTTACCTATTCAGATTGTGTGGTACCGCGAGTCGGACTTGAACCGACAAGGCCGTTAAGCCGAGGGATTTTAAGTCCCTTGTGTTTACCAATTTCACCACCGCGGCAATACAAAAGTGGAGAGCCTACCGATGGCAGACCCTCCTGGTGGTCAGAACGACCTATGAAGACTGCAACATTGTCGCAGGAACTCTCCAGATTCCATCAGGTGTTGAAACCTTGATGTTCTTAACCATTACTTTTTCAACAACTCCTGAGACCTTTTGCCCAGACCTTGAGTTAATGAAAAATACAGAATCTCCTTTTGAGAAGTTTCCTGTTGCCATTGAAGCAGCGTTGTTCCTGTGCATCTTGAACATGTTTGCTACGGTAGAAAAATCACCACTATCCATTTTTGCGAACAGAGTGTTGATTTTAGTAAGATCAGATTTAGTTAGACTCATAATGTATTTCCTATTTAATTTAATTTATACAACTATTATAACAAAGTTTCTTTATGATGTCAATAGTTATTTAAGAAAAAGTTAAGTTATTTTCATAACGAATTTCGGCAAGATCAACCTTCAGCTCCGACAGCATTGCGAAAATGTGTGGAGGGTAGTATTCTTTACCCAAATGTTTGTTAAGAGTTAGCATTGCGTTTTCAGCAGCTTGTATGGCTTCGACCTTATGGTCAATGTTCTTTACTTCGACTTGCATTATAATACCACCATTAAAGTTGATAGAGAAACTGCGACTGCAGCAAGAATAACAAAGGATACGATAGCTGTTGTAATCCTTAACAGTACTTCTAACATTTTGTTGCCTTTTTGATTATTGAATGTATATTCTAACAGGATTCTTTACGAATGTCAACCATTATTTTAAGATAATTTCAAAAAACAATGAATTCCTCGTGGAAAGAACATACCAACTTCGTCAAAACCCATCAAAACACAACCATCAAGAGGATCAGTTCCTTTTTCATATTCTACAAGATCAAAACCTGAAGGAATGGAACCACTGAAGGTATTAAGGTTTACTTCGATGAATTCTACTTGCATTTTTTCGTTCCTTTTCAATTATTTAATATAGATATTATAAACGGTTTCATAACTAAAGTCAACAACTTTTTTCACTCTGGTTAGAACTTTTTGTTATATAGATCGTACTTTTTATAACGACCAGAATGACCTCTAGAGGGACGATATTGCTGCCATAGATTATAACCATTAACTTTCAATCTTTGACCAGAGCGGCGATATAAGACTCTAATGTTTGCGATAGTCCGAGTCTTACTTGTATAAATAACGGTATGGAAGAAATTTTTAAGCTAATATCAGATGTTGGCTTGCCGATTGCCGGTGCACTTGTTATGGGATTTTTCCTGTTTATTATCATACGGCAAATATTTGAAGGTATCATTGACAACATTGCTACACTAACGATGTTTGCTGAATCCTTGGAAAATAGAGCAAGAACGATGTCTAACGAGATGGTCAAAATTGATCTTCTTGTCTCGAGTGCTCTAGGATTAAATCCAGACATTGACAGAGTTGCTCGAGCAGAGAATTTTGTAGAAGACGGGAAAGTTGACGTTAGAAGAGATTAAAGAATGGACATTGCAGTATTAGTATCAGAGTATGGGTTCCCTACGGTATCGGTAATAGGATTAGGATACTTTGTGTATTTCGTATGGAAGTTTGTAAATGATAAACTGCAACCTGAGATCGACAAGCAGCACATGGCTTTAATCAAATTGATTGACCGTATGCGAATGTTAGATCAAGACTTAATCAGACTTCAACAAAAAGTAGATGTGGTATTAAAGTATAAAGAAATAGAGGCAATGAAGAAGCGAGGTAAAGATGAAGATTAATGGAACACACTTAGGTTTATTTGTTATGGGATTTTATTTCTCAATGCAAGTATGTGCAGAACCGATAGTCCATGGATTTAAGAATCCTTCATTTAGTGGTGTAGGTACTGGTGCTCATTATTTAACAGTAGAGAACCAGGAACACGGTAGGAAGAAAGCAATTAAAGACGCGTTAGAAGCTGCGGAAAGAGCGGCAGAACGTGAAGCGTCTAATTCAACTCTTGCTAAGTTTATACGAAATTTAGAATCACGTATTTACGCCCAGTTATCAAAACAGTTAGTTGACAATATGTTCTCTAACGATAACCCAGTTAGATTTGGGTCTTTTGTTTTAGAAGGCTCAACTGTAACGTATGAAGTATTAACAAATGCAGATGGTACTGAATTTATTAAAATGACGATTGTCGGGGAAGATGGAACATCAACAGTAATTGAGATTCCAATCGGCAGTGGTAACTTTGGAGGAAGCGATGATTCGAGCGGCGACGGCGGTTAGTTTATTACTGTTCTTAACAGGCTGTGCTTCCTTTTCACAAATTCCAGTATGGTCTGAAAATCCTGGTGATTGTTCTTACGAGAACGGAAAATGGGATGATTGGGATAAAGAGAAGTATATCGGAGATAAACTATATAAAGGTGGAAGAAAGTTTTTCGGCAAAGGTTTAATATGCGCTGAAAAGCCAGTTGTAGTTAAGCTGCCATCATTTATAGAATTGTTGAATTTACCACCTGCTACAAATATGCCAGTCGTAGCGGTATATAAATTTGACGATAAGACAGGACAGCGAAAGGATTCGCAAACAGGACAAAGTTTTTCCACCGCAGTAACACAAGGTGGAACAGAATTATTAATTGATGCTCTAAAAACCGCAGGTAATGGTAAATGGTTTAGAGTAGTAGAAAGACAAGGGATAGATGCTCTTGTTAGAGAACGACAAATTATACGATCCACGAGGGATGCGGCAGCAAAGAAACTGAATACAGAATCTGAAGGTGTTGGTCCGTTGTTATTCGCAGGAATGATAATTGAGGGTGGAATAGTTGGTTATGATAGTAATATGAAAACGGGCGGCAGAGGCGCAAGAACTTTAGGTATAGGTTTTAGTAATCAATATCGACAAGATCAAGTGACAGTATCTGTTAGAGCCGTAAGCGTATTGACAGGTGAAATATTATTGAATGTCCAGACTAAGAAATCAATCTTGAGCTACGGTTCAGGAGGAGACGTCTTCCGCTTTGTGGAACAAGGTACTCAGTTGATTGAATACGAGGATGGAGTGGGAAATAATGAGTCAGTGACATACGCGGTACGAACAGCCATTGAGGCTGCAGTACTAGAAATGGTGTACCAAGGCCACGACAGAGGGTTTTGGACAATCGTAGATGGACATCGTCATCCTCATCAGAGAGATCATCATGAGAGTAACGATAAACACGCGATTAAAACAGAGGAAAAAATAAATGAAACATAAAATAATAGGCCTATCTTTATTATGTTTATTTTCTTTTAAGGCATTTGCTCAAGCAACAGACGATAATGAAATTAATATCGACCAAACTGGTGATACATTAACATTATACGTTGACCAATATGGATATGGTAACAAGATTGGACTAAACGACTTTAGTTCTTCTTCAACACCAATGACCATTGTCGGTTCATCGTTAACGATTAATATTGACCAAATTGGTAATGAGAATTTATTATTCGGTCCTGTGGCTGCAGATAGCTCGACTTACAATCTTCTTTTCACAGGAGATAGTAATTCATGGGATTGGAACATAGGATATGTTGGTTCTTCAGATAGTTCAGCACAAGATGTTGATATTACTGGTGATTCTAACACTATGGACTTTGACCAAGGTTATAATGCAAGTGCTGAAAGATTAGATTTGGATTTAACATTAGTCGGATCTACCAACGTCTTTGATGTTGACATAGATGTAGACGATGCTATTTGGAACTTCGATATTACTGGAGATTCAAACAATGTTAATACAATGCAGAAGGACGGCGGAGAACAAGAAATCAATTTAACATTGATTGGAGATTCTGCTGACATAGATATCAACCAATTAAGTGGTACTTGCCCTACAGGTGTTAGTACTTGTAATGGTATCATCACTTTAGATGTGGATTCTGATAATGCAACTATCCAAATTAATCAGAAAGATAGCACCAACGACAGCTAAACAATTTCTGATAGTCGTTCTAATGCTTTCACCACTTGAAGGTATTGGAAGCTCGATCGGAGAAATAGTTGAGTCGAAAGGTGATGGACAAATAACACGCGAGGCTGGGGTAATATTCAGTCTCGCGTCTTTACCTGAAATAGAATTAAACGATACAGCCGAAACAACAAATGGTCGTATGCTTATTGAATTTAAAGATAAAGCAGAACTATCATTAACCGAACATACAACAGTATACATCGATAACGTATACTACGATCCTGATCCAAGCAAATCAAAAATGACCATGAGAATGGCATTGGGTACTGCGCGCTTTGCCTCAGGTCGATTAGGAATGGTCAATAAGAATAACATTGACATTCAAACTCCCACTGCATCCATTGCAGTTCGCGGAACAGATTTCACAACAACGATTGACGAACTTGGAAGGTCACTCGTTATTTTATTACCTGATGATAACGGAAACCCGTCAGGTTCAATTACCGTATTTAATAATGGTGGAGAGATTATACTTGATGAAGCATATGCGGCCACAATGGTATCTTCATTAGATACTGCACCTACAAGACAAATTTCAATGGTAGGCATTACAGCAAGTATGATAGACAATATGTTTATCGTATCACCTCCGCCTGAAGTAAAAGAAGCAATAGATGAACAGATGGCAGACGATTTAGATTCTGACCAAGGATTACTTGACATTGACTTTTTAGAGTTCGATGGATTAGATTTTGATTATTTAGAAGAGGACGCTTTAGAATTTAGTGAACTTGACATTGATTACTTAAATGTTGATTTCTTAACTGATGTATTAGATGTTGTTGATAAATTAGTTGCTACGACAGCAAAGCTTGATGATAGTGCAATTAGTCAATCATCTTTAGGAGCTGAACTTAAAGGAGCAGAGTTTGGATTCAACGCTGATTCTCAGTACAACGTTTATGAACAAGACGGTAAGATGATATTTTATCGTTCTGTGAATGAAACAATACAAATCATATTGTCTATCAATTCGCGTGCAACAATAAGAACGAGTGTTGATGGTTATGAAGGGATTATATTATTAAACGGTGGAGACGATTCTATTATTAATTTAAGACAGGGTGGATAAATAAAAATATGAAATATAAAGATACAAATGAGGAACGAGCTTGGGAGATGTTCCGCAAATCAGTTGGGCCACATATCTGGACAAGCAAGGATTTGGCGGTATGGTTCTGTGTTGGTTTTTTCATAGGCGTACTTGTTGTGCTACCATTAGCCGCTAACGCCGATAACATAATTACAATGGAACAAACTGGTGATACCTTTCAATTAGGTGTAGATCAGTTTGGGCATTCAAATGAAGTACTGATGTTAGATGGTCAGTCATACATTACAGCATCAAGTTTAGATATGTATTTGGTTCAGTACAATACCAATCCTTCTGCAATGACGAATAAGATTATATTTGACGAAGTAAGTGGTTCAGGTAATCAAATGAAACTTGCACAAGGTGTTGCATGGACTACATTAGATTCTGATACAGATTTAACTTGGTACGGTGATCTTTATGAATCGGGTGGACATGATATTGGTATCACAATGTATGGAGACAATAATCAATTAGCAGTTCAACAAACAAACCAAACAGGTGCGAGTGATGGACATAATTTTGATTTACATTTAGCAGGTGATAGTAATGAAGTTCAAATTAAACAACAAAGTAATGGTAGAAAGAATACTGATTTAACAATTTACAATGACTTTAATGATGTATTCGTTCGTCAGAAAGGTACTGGTGCAACTCACAACGCAACAATAACACTTGATGGTAATTATGGAACAGATCTTACTTTGATTCAAATGAGCAATCAAAACCAAGCATATACGATATCAATTGACTGTATGACTGTTGGTGGTTGTTCAACTTCAGTAACACAAGACTGAATCTATTGTAGTATTAACGATTTGATAAATCTATTATAACAACTATTGGCTTGCGTGTCAATAGAAAAAAGAATTATTATGGAACTAGACATTTACGGAAACCCAGTAGGAACTAAGTACCCAGGAGAAGAAGGTTGTCCTGACGGTATGATGTGTATTCCTGAAGATGAGTTTCACATGATGCTTACAAATGCAGATATGGAATATACCTCAGAAGGAACTATTCAACCTGCACAAGGTGATGCAGAAGCAATCATCGACTTTACGAAGGATTTGTTATTTTTAGATATTAGTGTAATTTTAAACATGGCAGTTCCTCTTACGATATTCGCGGTATATGGTTTAACGATTTATGCGGCGGTGAAATTCATTCAAAAGAAATTAAGTTAAATTATGAAAACATTATTACAAAGAGTTATACAAGATAAAGAAACAAACTTATATCCTGTATGGCTAATGAGACAAGCAGGTCGTTATATGCCTGTGTATATGGAAATGAAAGCAAAATCATATGGCTTTTTAGATATGGCATTGACTCCATGGAAAGCTGCTGAGATTACAATGCAACCCATTCTTGAGTTTGATATGGATTGTGCAATTATCTTTTCTGATATATTGATAATCAATTATGCTCTAGGACAAGGACTCGATTATAATCCTTCTCCTGAACTCGGACCTTATAGCGAAGATTTTTGGAAAACAACAGAATCCGAGTTTATTGAAAAATGCAAACCTGTTTACGAAGCAATTGAAAAAGTCAGAGAAGAACTCGACGATAGCAAATCACTTATTGGATTTGCGGCTGCACCTTATACAATATGCAAGTATATGTGTGAAGAACAAAAATTAGATGTGGTAGAAAATTTAATACCATTTATAGTCACTCATTTGTCAATGCAGATCGAAGCTGGTTGTGATACGATACAAATATTCGATTCACACGCCTGCGATATATCTGAAGAAGACTTTGAGTCATTCGTTATGAGTCCAACTAAAATTATTGTTGATGTCATTAGAGCACATTATCCACATGTTTGTATCATTGCATTTCCAAGATTAGTTGGTAAAAAGATTAACGATTATATTGACTACGTAAAGCCTGATGCAATTAACATCAGTGATGATTTACCAGTTGATGAAATTAACGGAGAAGTAATCCAAGGTGGTATTTCCGTTAAGAGATTAATAAAAGGAGAAGATATTACACCTGTCCTCGATAAGATGAAAGACAGACCGTATATAGTTAACTTAGCTCATGGGATTCATAAAACAACTCCTGTAGAGAATGTAAGACAACTTGTAAATACGGTAAAAGAATATCGCAAACATGTTTAAAACATTAACCAAGTGGTGGACGGTATTGTTCACAATCGCAGGCTTTGCCGCGCTTTCAATATCGAACCCAAATATAATACAGAGTATAGAATACGCATATTATGACGCCTTACAGCAGAATAAAGAAAAAGAGATTATTGAAGAAGTGGTACTTGTCAACATTGACGAGCGAGCAATCTCTGCCGAAGGTCAATATCCTTGGCCTCGTGGTTCTATTGCTAAGTATTTGGATTCCGGCCCTGACGATTCTTTATATGTACTTAATGTAATTTATTCAGAAGAAGATAGATTTAAAGAAGATCATTTATTACAGGAAGCAATGGCAACCAAAGCTGTTGTATTGGCTTCTGCTCCAACCCAACAAACAAGTGGTGGAGTCGGCAACTTTGTAGGAGTTGCTACATTTGGAGATCAAGATGCAAACTGGCTTTACAATATTCCGGGGTTACTTTATC